ACAAAGCTAAAAAGAATATCGCCACCATGAACTGCCATAAACCTACTCCTCTCTAGAAGTGGTGATCTTGCCTATCCATAGCGGCGATTACTCATTCTTCTGTATATTACTATATTATTTTTTTATCTCTACTATTGTTATATGTCCACATCTTGGACACTTTACTTCTATTTTTCCATAATCCATATGTAGTAGTGTTTTACCACATTTTTCACATTTAAGTTTCTTCATCTTGAATTCCTCCTGCTAGTTTTATAAATGCATCCTTGAAGCTATTAATAGCAGAAGTTACTTCATCATTAGATCTACTCTTTGCTAACTTCTTCTGATATTCATTTCTTATTCTTTTTTCATCCCTGGAGAAATTCTTAATTACATCTGGATCTTCTTCAGCTCTTATAGATACTACCATACCTAAAGGCGTTTTTGCAGTTAATCCAGATATTAGATAAGAAAACTCTCTCCAACTCATAGATTTTAAATCACGACTTAGTCTTAAGCCATACTGTGTTTGAAATGAACTTACAATTAAGTCCCAATCGTCGTTTAGATCATAGTATGGCTCTATTCTTCCCCCAAAGTATCCTCACTGTCAGGATCTTCGCCTAAAGCCAATGATATAGATGTATTTATGAGAATTACATAATCATTGAAGCTTAATTTTAAATCTTTAATTTTTTTTCTATCCTTATCGTTGAATAGAATATTTATCGCATCTACTGAAGCTGCTGTCTCACCTTTTTCCTGTAAGATATCCATTAACTTTAAAACAGTTTCAGCATCTGCCTGTATCTCCAATTCTTTATCTTTAACTTTAAGAATTGGGTTATCTTCGAAATTTAATTTATCTGTTAATGTGTATTTCATAATAAAGAACTACCTTTCTTTTTTCTTCTTCTTTTAAATTAACTTGTTTATATAGAGGAGAGTATATATTTTGTTGTACACTCTCCTCCTCCTCTACTATTATTAAATATAATTTAGCTACTTGTTTTTGAAACAGTAGGTGCACCATTAGACTGAACTTCAAACTCTAATGGACCAACATTTGTGGCATCTCCACCACCATTAGTTGTAACACTTATAACAGCGTCATTAAATGTTACTGTAGTTCCATCAGGAAATACCCACTGAAAGTCAGCCTGAGCATCCTGACCATTTGCAAAAGTTAAACTTGCTACAAAATCATTACCTGCATCTCCAATATTTCTCTTGCCAGAAACAGTAACAGTAACTGATTTCGCTGTCATCAATCTTCTTGTCCAACCTTCGTGCTCAAAAGGAGTCCACTCTTCAACTCCATTGTCAAAACTGCACTCAAAAGTTTCGCAATCAGCTATACCTTGAAATGTGTTACCTGCTTTAATTTTGAACTGATTCTCATAACAAGGAAATACGCCTGAACTAATTAATCCCATAATTTTATCTCCTATAATTTATTCTTAATGTTATAACATATTCATATACACCATTTTCATCAGTACCTACAAATATAGGTTCACCTGTTGAAAGATCTAAATAATTGACTTTTATATCATTCATATAGAAGTCTGTTTTATATCTAAGATTTTTAAATAATTCTCTAGCAGCTTCTTCTGTCTCCATTAAATTCTTAGTCCAGTGAACTAAAATTCTAATATTTGCGATATCATAACTAGAGTTTTTACCAATAGCTTCTATCCTTATAGGATAAGAGTCACCATATATGCCTATTGATTTATCTTTAGAGCTATCAATCTTACCTATAGAAAAATGTTCGCCAATATTAAACTGCTTTATATAATCCTTAAATTCTACTAACATTACATATTCTCCTTTAAATTATTAGCTAACATTTGTTCTAACTCATCAGTACTTAATACCACTTCTAACCATTTACCTTGTGCATTATGATTCTGCTCTTTGCTAAACTTATATTCAGGATGGTTATATAATCTAGCAGCATAAGGGCTATCATAGTGAATATTAAAACCTTCTGGTGTTTCTTCCACTTTTTGAGACTGCTCTAATGCACCTGTATCTTTAGGAATAACCTGTGCCTCTTTTATTTTTTTATCTAAGTCTTGTCCTGTTTCAAGCATAGCCTTTTCAATGAGTGGTTTTATAACATTATAGGCTTCTGATAGTGCTGCAGAGTTAGCTTCAACTTTTGTAGCAGCTGAACCTACTCTCGATGCCACAGGAGCAGCTTTTGGTGCAACTCTAGCCACCATTGGAGCTGCTCTAGCAATTGCAGGCGCTGCACTAATAAGTAATTGAATCATTTGAATTGTACCTCTGTATGATTTACTGTGCCATCAGGATTTCTACGTTTAAAACCTTTATAAATTTCTCTTTTCTCATCGAATATGTACCCATAACCACCAACAATATTAGATATATTAGGAATAATATCGCCATCAAAATAAGCTTTACCAGATATATTAATCTTTTTTTGGTCAGCTGTATAAACTACCTCACCACCATCCTGCCAATTAGCTGTGGTTTCTACAACTGTTAATGAATTTGGTGCTCCTTCTTCTGTAATTCCCTCTCCTTCTATTTCTAGTTTTATTGGAGTTTTACAGACCCAGTCAGGTACTAGTTTTGGATATTTCATATTATACCCCCAATCTACAGCATAATCCAGTTTGTTTTAATAATGAATATGTAGATTTTTCTATTGGAACACCAGAAATATATTCAACGTTAACACTATCTCCAAATTCCATAGATACACTATTTATACTATACTTATTAAATACACTTGATATAATATCATCGTTGTCATATATAAAATCAGCGTGCTCACATATAACAATCTGAATTAATTCCTGTTGAAATTGAGTTAACTTGTCAAAACCATAATGTACTATTCTATTAAATGTTAAATCATCTATATGTCTTGAGGCTTTTATCAGAAATGTATCTATCTCATCAAAAGGGATATTATTGTAACCTAAATCTGCATACTCTTCAGCTGTTACATAACCTTTATACATTATTCCTCTCCTTCGACTTTTTTAGATTTTTTACTTAATGATTTTATCTGCTCTTTTAATTCTTCATTCTCTTTAATAAGAGCTAGAACTTTATCTGCAGGAAACATTTTACCTGCTCCATAAGCAATTAAACTATCATTATCATCGTATATGTCATAACCTTGAGATTTGAAGTGTTCTACTTCTCTTGGTTCAATAGAATAAGATTTATTACTTTTTCTAGCTTTCATATAAAATATCCTCTTTTCCTAATTTATTTTTATGTATGGAGAGTTATATTTCAAACCCTCCATACTTCTTATAATTTAACTTACGCCTCAGCATTTATAGCAATACCTGCTAATCTTGCTTCAAGAACAAATAAGTCACCATAATTTCTGTTCTGATATACCCAGTCATCACCAGTATAAGCATCTGAACCAGGTGCGAACATTTTAATGTACTCGTATCTATCTCTTGCGACAACACTATCAGGGTGTACTAATATTGCGTTTATCTGTTTTGCATCATCAGCAGGAACACAGCCATCAGAAAAATCATAAGCAGTCTTAAATCTTGCTTTAGGAACTTTAACGATTTCTACGTCATCTAAGTCCCAAATTTTTCTATTAACTGGAGTATTAGCTGAATCTGCATTAACCTTCATGACTCTTGTTAAGCCTTCAGCTTCTTTGAAGATTTTATATGTTGCTGGTGTACAATATAAAATTCTTCCTTCTTCAGGAACACCTGCGTCATCCATAGCTTCCATCCATGTGTCAAACACTTCAAGAGCATTAGCTGTGGTAATAGCAGTATTATCTATAGTTCCACCCATATCAACAAAATCTGCATATAGTTTACTGAATCTATAGCTATCTTTTTCAGGAATAGCCTGTTCCTTTTCGAAAGTGCTCTGAATATTAGCAACTGAAACTGCTAAATTTGTTTCATCCACATCCATCTCATCAAATCTGAACTCGATATCTCTATCGTGATTTAATGTCATTGGAGTGTATGTATTTTTAACAGAACCCTGATTAAAGAGTGCACCTCTAGTATGATCTTTATAACCAGAAAGAACCATATTAGGAACATTAACTGTTCTAGCATTTAGCCACTGAACTTGAGGGTTACTTAGAGTAAGACCATAAGACCTCATATCAGCTTCATACATCTGAATTAAGAAAGGCTCAAAGCTTTCTGCATAATTAATTACATTTGCCATTTTTTTATAATCTCCTTATTATTTTAGCTTTACTCCAAAAGCTGTAGCTAATTGACTATTTAATTTATCAGCGTTATTTTCATTGCCATCATTATCTGCTCCAACCCTTAAGTTACCAAATTGCGCTTTATCTTCTGGCTGAATTTTTAATTCTGGTACATCTTTTAATACAGCTTCAAGAGCATCTTTTAGTTTAGTTTTATCTATTTTTCCATCTTTTACTGCTTTATCAGTATCTGCCATTTTTAATAGGTATGGCACTTTAGCAGAAGAAACACCCAACTCTGTGGCTATTCCAGTAGCTTTTAATTCTACCTCTGCATTTAAAGCTCTCTGGTTAGCTTCTGCTACCTGCGCTGTTAATGCATCTACATCTGGTGTCTTAGAAGCTTTATCATCTTTAAACATTTTGATAGCCTGAGCCATCTCATCACCACTAAGTCCTTGTTCTTTAAAATAACCTTTAAGAACTGATTCCTCTGTAGCTTTCATTCTACCATCTAATATATTTGCTATTTTATCATAGTCAATTGATGGAGCATTTTGATCACTATTTCCTTCACCAGAACTTTGTGGGCTTTGAATTGTAAAAATTGGTTGATTATTTGGAATAGCTGTATTTGTTGATTGTACTATATTTGTACTTTTGTTTCCATTATTGTCTGCCATTTTTATTAACCTCCAGTTTCTAAGTGTGTCTCACTATACCTGTTTTTGGTGTGTCTCACCATAAAATGATTTTTTAAACCTGTTTTAAGAGTGTCTCTCTTTTATAATTAAATATAATTAAAGAATTATATTATTATTGTTAAATATAATTATAAATCTTTTTCTTCAATTTTAATTTCTTTTTTACCATCGATAAGATCTAATTTTTCTTGAAGCATTTTAGCTGCATCTTTATTATCTAAAATATCCCATTCAAAATCTTCTTTAAACCTATTATCATAATGAAGAATTTCGCAGCCTAATATTTTAGCTTCTATTGCGCATCTACCTACTGCATATACTTGTTCATATTTAGCTATTTCTGTTAAAAATTCTTCTCTTGGTAAATTTTCTATAAAATCAATATCTTTTGGTAAAATATCTGATCTTTTTTCTTCTCTACCAATATAAGCAATTTTTTTAGTTTTCTTTTTAACTTTATACTTTTCTACTTCTTTTATATCGACACTTAAAGGTAGATATATTGGTGTGCCTAAATGCTTTACTTTCTCACATGTAGATTCAAGTCCACATACTAAAATAAGATCATTATATTTTGATAACCAATTATAAATATTTGTATCTACATTTTCATGTATAAACACAATGGCTTTGTCTTCACATATAGGATAACTATTTATTGTTACCCAAGATCTTTTTGTTTTTATTTTTGGTATTATATTATTTACTATTTCTTTAGAATAATAATATGCACCATTATATTTATTTTTACCTGATAATTTCCACATCGCGTGATATGGTCCTATAGTATGATCATAAATCATAATAACTCCTTTTTAATCTGTCGCATATACTTTAATTCCCATAGACTTGGCCTGTCTCTTATATCTTTTTATCTGCGTTCTACTCATTGGCATATTGACAAATTCAAGATTTTTACCTTCCTGAAATGCATATATACCTCTATGCTTCATCTGTTGACACGCTTTGTTCAATAAGCTCATCGCTTGATCCATTGGCATCAGCTGTGATCTGTTCCCCATCGTTACTCTTAATTTTGTCATTATTTTCACCTTTTAATCTTTCAATTTCTTCTTTCTTCCAAGCTTCATCTCTATTATCACCATATAACTCTTCAACACCAGCTTCAATACTCATGATACCAGATGAGACTGCTTTAGATATAGTTTCTACTTGTGATTCGAAACTTGGATTTGCATATGATTGGAATGTAACTTCTGCTGTAAAATCAGGTACTTGTTCACCTAATAATAAATAATGTGTTTTAATAACTAGTTCAACTAATTTTTCTAATGCAGGTTGTAATGATTCTATTATACTGTCTCTAGTATATAATGTAACTTTTTCTTTTTCTCTTTGTGCTTCTGCATTATCTAGTTTTTTCACATCTATTCCTAAAGTAGAAGGACTAATAAGTTTTAATAGACATAATTCTAATGCAGCGACATAAGTGGCTGTATAACTTTCATATTGTATTTCAGAAGATTCAATTTGTATTTTATTTTGAGCTGATTCTCTCATATCAGCTTCTGTCATAATAAATCTATTATCAAATGAATTTGGGCTTATAGGTTTACCAGTATTTTTATTTCTTGGTATAAGATTTTCAGGTATATACTCTTTAGTTCTACCTGCTCTAAGTGCATCTATCCACTGACTATAAGCTTCATCAAAACTATCAAATGCGTCTATTTTTCTGTCAAAAATACTCTGTCCTCTACCTTCCCATCTAGCAGAATGATAGAACATGCAAGGAACAGCTAGCATATAATCTCCATCCCATTCTATTCTTTGAAGATTAGCGAAATGAGGATCAATTAATAGCTCTACTGGTTCTCCACCTCTATAAAGTTCATAATCAACATAACCTTTACCATAGACCTCTTTTAACTCATATGTACCAGATTCTAAGTTATGTATTGACTTAAATATGACTTCCTTTAATCTTCCTCTTTTGTACCTAAAATCTACTTTATCACCACCCCAATACTCAATTATTGGGTATTTTGATAATTCTCTATCTATACTAATTTTAAACGCACCATCACCAACGACTAAAGTCTCTGATACACATTTTTCTACTAAATGTTTAAAATTATTTTCGTTCTTAATTTCAACCCAAATAGAATCTACTACTCCTGACTCTTCTATAATATTTACATCATTAAGAGCACCTTTAATAATATCAGATAATATATCAACTATCATCGCAGGTAAACCAGTGTGTATTTTTCTTATTTCTATCCCTGGCGTAGAATGGCTAGCCCAAAACATCTGACGTTGAGTATTAAATTGAACTAGCTGCCAATATAATTGCTCTAGCTCACTTCCATCTCCTCTGTACCAGATTCTATTTTTGATTGCATTGCCTGTCCAATCAAGATACTCCTGTAAATTTATACTACTTGCTACAGGAGGGTTAATTTGCAAAAATGATTGCATTTTAGTTCTTACTGAATCCATAAAACCCATTTAACCTATCTCTCCCACATATGGCAACCAGGCGTACTGACATGCATTTATAGTATGATCATTTCCATCTTCTGGTTTACCATCTTCTGTCCAACTATAACTCTCTAATTCATGTATGTGTTCCTTACAACTATCAACTACAAAATAATTGTTAGTTGCAAACCAACCTAATTGTAAGTTTATTCTATCTAATATTTTCATCTGTTTGTATGCGTTTGTAAAATTATAAATGCTACCAAACTGTCTTTTATATTTGCCAGTCTCTGTTATAGTAGCTTGATCAGCACTATCAATATAAATGTATCTAAAATCTCCCCATCTTGTCCTACAAAAATCACTGAAGTCAACTATCTCTTTAACTACATCACTAGGAGCTAATGGAATATCTTTAAGCGCATTATTGTGTATTCTCTCCTCTAGTACTACTAAATCTTTTTTATCAGTTATACCTATAAAAATCATAGCTATCGTGTCAGGACTCTGCTGTGAATAAGATGTATCAACACCTAATATAAATTTTTTATAAGTTCTACTCTGTGCGTCTTTTAGACTAATTATATGATTAGATGTAAAATTAGTAAAGACTAACCCTGTAGCTCTACATCTAACTCCCTCAATCTTGTTTTTATATAACTTCGTACCTTTTGGTGTGTTATCTATTATCGTTTGTATTTTCTCTTCTGTTAAAGAAATATTATCCTCAAATTTAAAGAACCAGTGCAACCAATCTTCTTTTGGCTCCTCTTTTAGTTGCTTTAAGATTTCAGTAGGAGTGTCTTTCTTATACTTACTTAATGGTCTACTGTGGTTTATATACTCTTTATAAATTGGTAAATTAGGATCATCTGGATTTAACGTAGCTATTAATTTGTCGCTTCTCATGGAAGCTTCTCTAACAAAATCCATGTCAGCAATATTTATCTCATCAATATATAGAACACCATACTGATTACCTAATGCCTTTTTCCATCTCGCTTTATCAGCATATCCTAATATGTATATAGTTTTGTCACCCTTACTAGTATGAAATAGTATATGAGGTAATCTCTCACCAGACATACCTCCACCTTTATATTCTACTAAAGGCCCCCACTCATCTAGTATACCATGTGGTTTATTTATTATATTTTTCTCTATTGTACCATTATCTAATGCAGCTAATATGTGTTGTGGTTTATCGCTATCTGCAACATCCAACATAAATTTAAATATGGCTACAGTGGTTTTACCTGCTGCAGTAGTACCCTCTAAAAAATCTACTTTAGAAGGATAATTAATGAAGTCATCATATTTTTTACTCACTCTCATCAGTTATCACTTCTTTTTTTACTTCTTTTCTTTGCTTTAATAATTCGTCTAATTTACTCTTTTCTTTAGATAAATCATTTATCTCAACCTTTTCTTTAGGTTTCTGTCCATTAGTATCTCTCACAAATTCTGCTGCTTTAGTATTTCCACTTAAAGCTTTACCATACTGTGCTAGAATTAAAGCTTCATCCATTGTGCATGATTCACCTTTTTCTAACATACCTAATTGTATGAGTTTTGCTACTACTTTAGCTGGTGCTTCTTCCTTACCAAAAGTAGAGATTATATCTTTCATAGCTCTTTTTCTTCTTCTAGCCTTACCAGAAGCTACTCCACCTTTTTTGGCAATCTCTCTTTGCTCCTCCTTTGTTCTCTTATTTTGAGGTACAAGGTTCTCAATATTATTGGCCATCGTTTTTTCTCCTCTATTTATTAAATATAATTTAGTATACAATTAGTATAACGTATACAATTTATTTTTGTTATTTGTTATAATTAAATATAATTTAAGTAAAAAATTTATTA